CGTTACCAAACTTACACAAAGAAATAGCAATTTGGAAACACGCGTCACCTCTTACATCCGGATCCGGAAATTTACCAGTAGAACTGTTACACTCAATGTCAACTGATGCCACAACAAATGGAGCAATGTCATCACGTGCGACAGGCTTTAGGGTTTTCCAGTCATTACAGAAAAGATCAATATCCACCTTGGCCAAATGTGTACGAACACAATTATCACCGGAGTTTAACCAACCAGTTGACTGAATACCTGTTCTATGCATCAAACGAAGTACAGGGTCAATGTTAGATTCAAAAACTTTGAATCTTTCTGTGCCATATGAGAATTGAATAGGATTCTTCAACATATAATCAACACGGCGACGACTCGCTAGATTCTTAAAGTCCAATTTCATATAGGAAAATTCCTTATTATTTTGAAAACCCCAAACATCCTTAGACCTCATGATAGAATATGAAACTAGGCAGTTAGGACTTTTTTTATCCAGAACTCTGTAGATTTCTTGGACCTTTTGTTGGGTGACATGTTCAGGAAGCTTGACGAAGAAGTATGGTGTAAACGCAGTTGTCACACAAATAGATTTACCATTTTCAGTCTTACCAAAAATGCTCACTAAATGCTCGTCATCTGTGTCGACTGTTTCCCATGTGAGTGCTTGAAATTCAACACCCATCCCGATATGTATACATTGAGCCAAAATTTTAATATCGTTTACTAATAAATGTCAGCTGCTTTAATTGACCTCGTGTCGGTGGGTGCCCAGGATGTCTATATTACTGGTCAACCCGAGGTGTCGTTTTTTAGACAAAATTACAAGAGGTATACCAACTTCGCGATCAAACCAGAAAGGCTCGATTACATCGGTACCTTCGGAAGTGGTAATGAGGTTACCATTCCCATCAAGACCAAGGGTGATCTCTTGAGTTATGTGTGGATTGAGGCTGAAAACATCGGTGGCGTCGGTGCCGCTGATACCGGTTTCTTCGACAAGGATGATTCCACTACCACTGAATTCCAGCTTTGGATTGGTGGCCAAAAGGTTTCCCAGATTGATGCCCTCTACATCCAGGGTGTCCATAACCTTTTGTACAAGGATACTCAAGCCAAGGCTTCTTGCGCTCTCACCCTTGATGAGTGCCCCCAGAATGCCCTCGGTTCTTCCACTTCCGCGAACCACTACGTTCTTCCCTTCTTTTTCTCGGACGACTGGACTAAGTCTCTCCCTTTAGTTGGATTACAATATCACGATGTTGAGATCAGGGTGAAGTGCAGGAATGGCACATTTGCTCCCAGCAACGTAAAGGTATTCGGTACGTATGTGTACCTCGATACACCCGAACGCGATTTCTTCGCCAACAATGAGCACGAGATTCTCTTCACTCAAACTCAACACCAACTCATGAGTGCCGCGGATACCGAGGTTGATCTTACTTACTTCAACCACCCAGTCAAGGCTGTCCACGTTGTTTCTTCGGAGGCTGATACCAACAAGTGGTCTACTAACTGGACTTTCGATACAGCCACTCTCTATATTAACGGTACACCTCTCTTTGAGAATATGTCCGCTGCCTACCACCACAACGTTGTACCAGAGATGCACTGCTCCGTCCTCCCACAAGATGCTCTCAGCACCGTCTCCACCTTCACTTGGCCTTTCTGTATAACCATGAACAAGTCTCAACCAACTGGCACACTAAATTTCAGTCGTATTGATACGGCTAAGTTATCCCTCGCGGGTACTGGCACCAGGAACGGTAACATGGTTCGCGCGTACGCCGTAAATTACAACATTTTACGCGTAAAGAATGGCATGGGTGGTGTCGCGTTCGGAAACTAAAGTACCTAAGTTAAAGTTTTAATATTAGAATTCAAGTAAAATGGTAAAATCATCTTCACGTCCCCGAAAAGCGTCCAAGTTCACAATAGATCTCGGACCTGAAATTGATAAGGTCGTCAAGAAGAAAATCCACACACGTGATGTTAAAATCAGAAAACAGAAGGTCATTATTTTGGGTCTCAAAAAGGAACGCGATGAACTCATGACTAGAAACAGTGAGGTGAATGATTTAAAGATGAAGAAACAAAAATTGTATGTCTCCAGTCTCAAAACCATAGTAGATGACCTCACATCAAAGTTGAAGGAGGCGGAAAAGAAGGTCATTGAAGTGGAAAGTGTTAAAAGAAAATATGAAGTTACTCGTACCGGTATATCAAATAAAACTGTTGATTATGCCTTTAACAGACTGAGAGAAGGGCATTCTTTGTCAAAGATGAAGCCAAATACACGACTTCTGATTCAACAATCTGGTCGTTGGGAAGAAGCTCGTTTAATTAGCGCTCGTTTCAAGGTTTGTTAGACCCAAGGAGCGAAGCGTTTCTTCCGTGGTGGCTTCTTCTTACCCAAATTACAGAGTTTACGAAGTACGTATATATAGAAAACGCCTAGAGGAGCTAGTTTCATTTAATATAACGACGATTTTTTAATAATCTTTCTAAGCGTTCCTTCTCTCTTCTCATAAAAATTGAAAGTTCTACTAGATCTCCTTCCAATTTAACTTTACCTGCCTGTCTAACCCAAACGGTCTGTTCTACACGAACCATATCAACGCAAGACATCTTAGTATCTGGTGCATTACTATGATGTATGGCAAGTACAGTAGCATCTTTACGAGTCTCTTTTGGTAACGGATTACTTTCATTACATATGACTACATGAGCACCAGAGTATCCAGCTACATGCATCCACCAGTATTTAGGCGCACTTGATATTGTGAGTTTGTCATTCTCTTTCGCATTTTCACCCACCCGTATGATAGTACCATCGAGTGAGGTATATTCAAGCATAACTATTCTTATATTTTTTTCCTTATGTTCTATTAATGCACGTCGTATTACAACCAAGTCCTACAATCAGCCACAAATATAGAGTAACTTTACCAAATAAACGCAATATAGATTTTGGTGAGAAAGGTTTTCAGCATTATCCAGATCATGGTAATCCAAGACTTATGCGTGCACAACTTCTTAGGAAAGGTGCTATCATTCCTAAGGAGCTGCGAATAGAGACGAATCCGTATGAGATACAGAAAGAAATGTTGAAAATCAGGGAAAGTTCTAAAGAAGATTGGGAAGATTTCTTCCGGGCCGAATATTGGGAAAGGTGGATATTGTGGTCTTACCCGAGTGTTAATAAAGCCAAATTGTCTATGGTTATGAGTCACGGTATACTTTTTATGCCTAGAGCTGAGGATTTATGGTTCTGTAAAGATGATCTTACTGACCAGTAGATCCGAAGCCCCCATCACCCCTAAGTGTCTCGTCAAGTAGACCGATTTCCTTAATCATAGGTGTATCACACCTTTCCAAAATAAGTTGAGCGATACGATCACCCTTCTTGATTTCAAAGTCTTCCGTGCCATGATTGAATAGGACGACCTTGACTTCACCGGTATAATCGGGGTCAATAACACCCGCACCAACATTGATACAGTGCTTCACAGCTAGACCAGAACGGGGAGCTACACGCCCGTATAGACCATCCGGTATAGACAAAGCGATACCAGTACCAACTAAAGCTCGCCCCGCCTGACACGGTACAGTCGCAGCTTCGGAGCTATATAAATCATATCCCACAGCACCATCAGAACCACGAGTAGGCAAACAAGCATCGTAACAAAGCTTCTTGACCCCTAGAGGCATCTATTGACCTATAAATTCAAATCCTTAAGCTTTCACATATTTCTTCTTTTCGTCATCCGTGAGAGCCCTCCATAACTCACCCAACTTCGCACCAATCTCAGTGAAAGTTAAATCTGGGTAATCCTTTACCACAGTGGGTCGCATTTTCTTAACAAAATTCATGTAAGCGTTAGGCTTACGTTTAGGTTTTTCTTTCTCCTTGGCACCACCACGGAGACGAAGTACAAGATGAAGCGTAGACTCTTTTTGAATATTGTAATCAGCTAGGGTGCGTCCATCCTCCAACTGCTTACCCGCGAAGATAAGTCGCTGCTGGTCGGGGGGGATTCCTTCCTTATCTTGAATCTTAGCCTTGATGTTATCAATTGTATCGGAAGATTCAACCTCTAAGGTGATAGTTTTTCCAGTGAGAGTTTTCACAAATATCTGCATACTATTATTAAGTTAGATTTAAATCTTTAATCAATCTTCATGATTTTCTTGACCCAATGAAATATCCGTAAAGTCCTACATGTGACACCTTTAGATATTTGATTTTCAAATTTGTGAAAATCGTTCATCTTATCTTAAACATGTCAATTACTTTTAATCCTTTTACGAGGTTCTCTTGAAAATGTCATAGCACATATACCGTAACTAAATACAGTTATGAACATCTGTGAACCCACCATATGAATTCTAACGAGTAGACTTTCTTCACGAAAGAATTGAACGACAAACAATAAAACTAGAGTTTCGTAAAATACCCGTATAACCAAATTGGAGATACGATAGAGAAGATCCAAAAATACAGAATTTTTAAATAGACGGCGTAGAATCAAAATAGATGTGTCAATTTCAATAAGTCCACCTAGGGCTGTTAATTGAGTAGCTTCAGGATTATATAGTGGATACAGTAACATAGACGCAGCAATAATGTGATGTAACATCACAAAACCAGATAGATGAGTTGCTTGCGGTAAACAGTATAACCAAAACGTGTCATAAAATAGGTGATAAAAAAGAGCAGTCGTCAGAAACATAGGATCAATGACATATCCAAAAAATACTTCAGCTACACACAAAATAGAAAATGGGATTAAAAAAAGAGCAGAAGCCACATCATGAATAAAAACTATAGATTTGTCGTTATTCATGCTATGAGATATACATGTATTCTTTTTAATATAGATGCACTCAAAGGGTTTCGAACCCTTGACCTCAAGCTTACTAAGCTTGCGCTCTACCACTGAGCTATGAGTGCTGGCAGACCTGCCGGGAATCGAACCCGGAATACCAGATTAGAAGTCTGGAGTGATATCCGTTTCACTACAAGCCCATAGATGCTGAGAGCGGGGTTCGAACCCGCGCGTGCATAGCACAGACGATCTTAAGTCGTCCTCCTTAGACCACTCGGACATCTCAGCAACTTACCTTTGTCCCCAACCCTATTCTATTAAGATGTCAAATCTTTAAGCATTTGGGGGGTGGTTCAAATGCTATGTTTTTCTCAAGTTCTTTACGTTGTTTCATCTTCTTGATATCTGCACCTTGACAATCATGCTTTGTCAAATTGAGACAACTCGGACAAAAGCTGCCACCACAATATTTACAATCGATAGGAACACCACATTTCTTTTTACAGCGTTGACAAGGCATACCTTATTTATAATATAGATAAAGATTATAAGATATTTTTAATAAAATGTCCCTCACTTACGCGGTCAATAAACCAGTTTCTACCAATTATGGACGTCTTAAGAAAACCCTAAAAAATTCTACAGCTGGATATGGTTCTGCTCTGAGTGCGTCGTACTTCATTACACATGGAGCTGAACAAGGTGTATCTGCGATGCTTGGAGCTGTAGCATCATATACGTATGTTAGTCTTCTATCCGATCGTGTAGATAAACTTGAATCGTCAACAATTCAGAAGGAGTTCTTTGCACCGTTGGGTGCAGCTGCTTTTGAAGTGTCGTGGAATAATGCCCCATTCGCCTTTGACTTTGATTATGGTGCTACGTTTGTAGGGTTCCTAGCGTATAAGTTTGCGCTCACGTCAGTTCTATACGAGACTATAAGGGGTATGCTCATTGAAGATAGTACCTCTATATATGATACAACTGAAAAACAGTACAACGATCTATCTGATTGGAACAGTCAGTATGGGGAGGTAGATATTGTAGAAGATATTGATATGAATATCAGCGAGGTATTCAACCAAAGTGAAATTGATGAGGATGGTGAGAATTATCCATTATGACTAACTAATTGGGAAGAATTTACCGAAGACGAGCCATTTCACGAGCCATACGAACAACACGACGGGGAGATTGTTGATTGAGATTGAGTTTGTTCACAAAGAGAAACTTGTTATTAGCACTGAGACCTTTCATCGCCTTAATTCTCTTTCGTGCCTCATCCTTGGTGAGAGGCTTAGCCTTCTTGGAGGGTTTCACATTCAGTTCGCGAAGTTTTTTGATGTTTGAGTTTGTTGTAACCATACCTTTCATGAAATTTGTGACCGCTTTCTTTTTGAGAGCAGCCTTCATAGAAGGTGTAAGTGCCTTCTTCTTGGCGGCGGCGCGCTTCTTTGCCGCCTCTGGATACAGTTTGGCGAGGGGAATATTATTCTGATTGGCGAGAATTTTCTTCACCTCCTCTCGCGAGACTCGTTCAGCCTCCTGAATTTTCTTCTTTAGACTTCCACACAATTCACTGACAGTCTTCTTATTAGGGGTGGGTATACCATAGTCCTTGGCAACCTGTACCACTTCACTCTTCTTATGAAGACGGCACTTCTTACGACCAAACTTAAGATCACCCACCTTGTCCACATTTAATACATACGAAACCATTCTTTACTAGATACTGAGATTTTTTACAGAATATTTAATATACTGTTCAATCATGAAATACATCATATTCGCTCT